TCAAGTCCTTCAATACAGAATTCTTAAGTGCTGGTAATGTTTTCCTGACGATGGTTAGAGTTTTGTTATTCTCTTGGAGTAACTTACTAATCCAATAGATTAAGATGTTAAAGGTCTTGCCTGACCTTGAACCACCAACAGCAACAACAATTCGTTTTCCAAGTTCATCTGATTTTATTAACTCTTCAAATACTATTGTTGTTTTAATGTTCATCTACCTTGTCCTCTGTATTTGTTTGTAAGTGGTGTTCTTTTATTTACCTTCTTTGTATGAACCCCTTTTTTCTTTTTACCAAAAGATGTTCTACCTGTTTTTAATGTTTTAGTTTTCGCCATTATCTTTTGGTTTTACAATTTCAATAGTGATTTGTTTATCATCACCAATCTTATCACCTTGAGTTGTAACATCAACCTTTGTTGATTCACTCCAATGTTTAGGAAACTTATTACGAACAATTAACGACCACAATCTTGAATTGAATTGTGCTCCACCATTTGAGGACATTGAAGAGTATGCCATATTGAACCAATACTGCTCACAATATTTTTCATACTCACCCACGGCGTATGAGTATTCCTTATTTCTTTCTAACATCTTGTAATGAGCATCTGTGCTAATACCTAATATGATTAAAAAATCTGTTATATGACGACCTTGTCTTCCTGAATCAATTATGATTTGTCTCCAACCTTCAGGTAATCTTGTTTCTACTTTTGGTCTTCCACGACCTCTTTTATTTTCTTCCATTATTTTCTATTGTATTTTACATTGAATAGTTCAATGCCTTCTTTTATTTTGCTTATCGCGTCATCAATACTTGGAACACTTGATGATGCCGGATATAGAGTTGAATAGGCACCAATAATTTCTACCCTATCAACATTGGAAAACTCGTGTGTTGTATTTGGAGCAATCACTCGGTCATATACATCTTTCGCATATTGGATATGGTCCGGTGAGTTTAAGTTATTCATTATTTGTTTCTTTCCTTTACAATTACAGCCTGCCATTTTTTAATTCTTCTTCTACTTCTTTTATTGTTTTTTCTATATCGGTCAGGGCTTGAACTAATTCAAACTCTTCTTGTTGTTCGTATGTTAATATATCAACTGCTATAATGAATTTCAATTCGTTTAATCCATCAAATTGAGTATCTTCTTTATAGATTTTTATTATTTCAGCACAGACATCATATTTTTCTTCATCTGATAACTTGAAATAATTGTTAAGTTTTTCTTTTAGTTCCATTTAATCAAAGTTTAATAAATAAAAAACCCTCATAAAATATAAATATAAGGGTTTTTAATTGATATGTAAATTGGTAGTTTACTATAAATATAAAAACCCCTACGGGAGCAGTGTAGGGGCTTTCAAGACAAACAAAACATACAGAATATTTTTCAGCTAATCTGTAAATAAATATACAATTATTTAATGAAACCGACAATAGTTTCTTCAATAATTATTTTCTTTGAATCAATCATTCGTTGAATATCCCAACGGTTATAATCATTCCATATTTCTTGTAAAAAGATTCTGTCTTCCATCTTCATAGTTGAATGTTTACCCCAATTCCAATCTGTCGTAAACAAGGCTCTAAAATGTTCAGGTATAGATGTTAAATCCATATTTTTAATTCTATTAAAATTCACAGGTAATTCTTTGATGAATTCTTCTTTGTAAGTTTTTTGATATACATTCATAGTTTTAACTTTTTGCTAGTTCTAATAATTCTTCCGAGTTTAATTCTTTTACGGTATTGGTAAATTCTTCTTTACTCAATCCTGATGTGTTTAGGATATGATAAATATAATCAATTTCTTTCGTTGAACCAAGTTTTTCTTGTAAAATTGAATAAACATTTCCATCAGTATATTTGAATGTTTGTTTTGAGTCAGGTTTTTTCTTTGGTAATAGTTCCTCCGCAATCCCCTTATCAAATTCTTCGTTGAACCATTTACTCAATTTCTTAATATACTTCCCTCCTTCGTTCTTTTTCTCACTTCTGATATAAAGTGACGCCTTCTTAATTACATTTGATTTCTGGGGTTGTAATAGGGTATTCCAACGATTTATTTCGTTGATACCAATATCCCTTTTCTTTTCAGGGAAAATACTCTCCAAACTTTCAAGTCCTTTGGACACAACAGAATCACCGACAGGGGATTCTTGTTGTTCAATCCCTTTATCTACCAATACATCTTTAGATGTATTGTTAGAGTTATAGTTATAGTTAGAGTTACTATTCTCAAGAATACTTTTGTATTCATTTGTATTCTTTTCTTTATCCCATCTTTTATTAACAGCATCTCTTCTTTTTTCACATATTTCATTATATGCGTTTTTGTTTTCTTCTAACTTTGGATAGATGGTTGCCCATACAAATTTCTCCAACGAACTTTGAGGTATTACCTCTTCACCCTTATTCCATTTAATAATCAATCTGAACATCTGTCCAATTTCATCGTTTGATAGTGATTCTAAAGAATCTAAAATTTCAGGGTAAATCATTATTCCTATTCTTTTCTTTTTCATATTAGTTTATATCACTCCAACGAGCGTGTGGGTGATTAGGTTCATTTAACCCCTTATTTATTTTACAGATGTGGGAAGGTGTAACTCCATAGATGTCTCCAATTTGTTTCTTGGTATAATCCCCACTTAATAACATTTTTTTAATCTTACGAATTTTACATTCAGTTAATTTTTGTCTAGCCATTTTACTCTTTGATTCTATAATATTTGTTTATTTGTTTTTCTATTGAACGCTCACGATTGAACTCCCAATCTTTGATTATTAGATAATCCTTTGTTGTTTTACCCTTTTCGGTAATAATTACTTTCTTTTTTTCTTTCATAATGTGTCCTGTTGTTCATAATAAATAGTTTAATTTATCACAAAAGTCAAATAATATTTGATTTATTTCTATTTTAATATATTTATAGATATGAAAAATAGTAAATTTGAGGACCAACTATCAAGAAGATATATTGGTGATGATGGGCATTGGTATTTGTTCTGTCGCTCGTGTGGTAAGCATAGACCAGAAACAGAATTCTACAATAAAAAGAATAGTCCCTTTGGAAAAGATTCAAGATGTAAAATCCATTTTAACAAGAAAGAAAAAGATGATGACCCCTCAATGAACTACCTCAAGTTAAACCCCCTCACAGAAAACGATTTTAAGATGGCAAAGGAACTCCTGGTGATGATGGGATATAGATTTGATACTGATATACCAATCCACATACAATTCAACAGGAAACACAAGATATAGGATTTATTCGTTAAAGAATTATTTGTATATTTATAAGACACAACAGTTCTTGTTGTAACCCCCTTCCATACCCACTGGTTTGTTACCGTATATTGCTATTTCTTTTTTATGGGTTGGAGGGGGTTTTTTACCCCTTTTTAAACTTTTTTCACTTTTTTTTTGGTGGTATCAAAATTATTTGTATCTTTGTTGGACACAAACAAAAAGGATATTATGAAAAACATCAACGGAATACCTGTAATGAAAATCAAAAAGATTAATAAAGTTTATCAACAAAACGATATTTACAAGTTTATTAAAAACGAACTAAATAATATTGCTAAAGACATTGAATATGTTGATATTGATTCAAATAATTTTATATCTAATATCTGTGATTTTACATATGAAAGTGAAGCAACAACAATATCATTACCTGATGGTAGTCACCTTCGTATTAAGAGTAGAGCAAAATCATTAGACATAACTCGTGTATGGATTACTCCTGATAATCACGGTAAAGGTTATGGTTCATTTCTTATGTCTTTAGTAATGTCGTCTATTAGACAATTTATTATTGAAACACATACATTACCAAAAATTATTCTTGAAACAACTGGTTCAGTTGGAGTAGGTCAAAATCTTCAAACTACACCTGTATGGAAACAAGTTAAGTTTTTTAATAAGTTTGGATTTGTTGTAGATAGAATAGATTCTAATAAGACAACCCATATGATTTTAGACCACTTAAAAATGTTAGAATATATTAAAAAAGATTTGGTAGTATCAAAATAATTAGTATCTTTGTAAACACACTTAAAAAATAGAAATTATGGAAAATTACACATTTACCCCCACACAATTATCTCAATTTATGGAACTTACAAATGGTTTATCTGATTATCAAGGTAGTTCTGATAGTTCACCAATTTATGATGAGATATTAAAAGAAATATTTGGAGAAAATTGGGGAGACCTTATTGGTGAATGGGACGATTTATTCAATTATGAGTTTGGACCTGAAGCATATTATTATGTTTTAACTGGTAATAAACCAACAGGATTTGATGATTGGATAGAACAAGGCAAAGAAATATTGGAACAAATACAAGAAGAATTAAAAGAGTTTCAAGAATAATTTGGTAGATTAAAAAATAATTAGTATCTTTGTAGGACACAAATAAAAAATAGAACTTATGAAAAAACAAGACATTATCCAAAACATCGTAAATCGTTTCTCTAACCTTCCACAAGATGTATCAGTAGTTGTAACATACAAAGGTGAAAAATATTCTATATTACCTTACAAGTTTCAATACAAAAGTTTTTTTGATTATTTTACGATTGAGAAATTGAAACCATTTATGTATGGTGAAATTATTGAAGAACAAAAAGAATTGTGTGGTAATCCAGAGTTTCAGTTCTTAACCTTCCGTGCTGAAGCCCCTTGTGATTTCTTTAGATTTGCCTTCCATTGTAGTGAAAACAATGAAGACATTATGTTTGATAGTTTCCAACAATCACACTCTTGGGAACAATCACACAAAGGTAAATTGGCAGCACCATCACATTTATCTTTAATTCAAATAAAAGAGTTGATGTGGGAACTTGCGGATAAATATAATATCCCTGATACCCATATCCTTATCCAATCTTTAGATTATCCAATTTTTAATGGTAAAAGAGATAGAAACTCACCACAACCAATTCAAAATAATTTGGTAGTATCAAAAGAATTAGTATCTTTGTAAACACACTTAAAAAATAAAACTTATGAACTACGCAGTAATCAATACCCCGAATGGTATTAAAGGAAGTAAAACCTTAAATGACTTGGCTTCTAAATTAACAAAAAAGTATTCTAAATCACCTAACATCAAGATTGGTTTTGATATGGGATTTGATGGTGTATGGGAACTTATCATTGAAAACATTAAAACAGACAACGCTATGGTTCTTAAACCTTCTAACAGAGCAAAAGATGCTACAGAGGTATTTGGATACTTCACATCATTTTCAACTCAACCAGTAGAAGATGAATTGGCTTGTGTTAAAAACAACCAACTTGAAGAAGCCTGTATTAAAATTATTTCTTTAATGTCTAAAAAATAGAAATTATGAAACACACAATCACATTTACACCTGAAACAATCTGTAATCACTTAAACGATAGATTTGATGAAAACTTTACCGTAGAACAAATTGAAAATAATTGGGACGGTATTACTGACTACCTTGAAAATTGGACCACATCTGGTTTGATGGGTGATAACCTTTGGGAAGATTTTATGGCTGTTGCTGAAGAATGGGAAATTGATTTATTTGATGAAGAATAATTTGATTGTATCAAAATAATTGATTATACTTAATAAAAAAGAAATTATGGCACAATCAAAAGAAAGACAAATCGCAGCACAATCAAGTTTGAAATTAATCAACGAGTGGTCACACACTTGTGGTAAATGTTTAACCCTTAAAGAACTAGTAGCAATTACAAATGTAATTGTTGATTATGTTGAGATGGGATATTCAGCAGAAATTGGTAAAAGATTAGATACTATCCAAGAACATTTGGAATCAAAAAAATAAGTGTGGTGTTTCGTAGAAATCGGGTGTAGTATTTATTACTATACCCTTTTTTTATGAAAAAATGTAGAACCTGTAATATTGAAAAAGATTTTGATGAATTCCATAGGAAGCAAGGTCATAGAGATGGATACTCAAATAAATGTAAGGAGTGCGTAAGCCTCTATGCCAAGAACTTTAAGAACGGAGTTAAACTTGGAAAGCCAGATAGATTTAAGATTGCTCGTGATGTTAGAGACCGAAGAATAGTTGATGAAACCCAATTTTCATTAGATGTAATAAAATTACTTGGATACAAACTTGAAGGTGAGTTTAGTGTTCACGAGCAGTTCCTTATGAGGCACAATCTTATTTAAGAGTTTGTGGTGTGACCATACCAAGTTGGAAAAGGACTACCCGCACATAACGGTCCCATAGCGTTATTACAATTACCATTAGTTGCTCTCCATTTACTACTCCAAGCAAATGCTGATGTTGGAACTGTAATTGGTGATTGGAATGGTGTCGCAGGGATTGGAGGTAATTGTCCCGAGTTCAAGTTACCTGATGTATATTCAGGATACAATCCACTTCTAAATATTAAATGTCTTCTTAATAAATTGTCGTTAAACTCTGCCTGTTGTTTGGAATTTGATTTAAGATACTGAAATGTTCTATGGTCAATCTTTTCACCTTGCTCACTTCTGTTTGATACTAAACCAACAGAAATCCATTTAACATAGAAATTATCCATACCAAGATAATATGAATAAGTAACCAACATCGGTTGAATATAGGTATCCAATAAGTTCTTATAGATAGCATAACCTGGTTGTAAGATATCACCAGTATCAACCAAACGCAACATCTCTTCATACAAATTTGTTCCCAAACTTTCTTGTAGAAATATTGCTTGAGCCTGTAATATACAAAATCTTAACTCATCTGACTGAACAGATTCATTTATCGCAGTATAAGTTTTTAATGTGTTCTCCGAAATTAATAATACCTTATTCATTATAATATTTGGTTTTGTTCTATCACTAAACTTATTTCTTGGTCAGGATAGATAAGTTGAATAACTGGTTTCAATTCTCTATTGATAAAGTTTTGTAATGGTTTAATTGATGTATTCATAAATAACTTATATGTTGTTTCCAATTGGTCTGCTGATGATGTAAAACCACCAGGATTTGGTAATCCAATTAACGAACCATCAATAATTTTATGACCAGCCAATATCTGTTTTTGAACCAATTCAAATATCCCTGAAAAATAACCTGTTTCTACTGTTGATGCGATTTGAGTAATGTCTGGCTTTTGTTCTGACTCACCATAAGATACAATAACACGACCACTATTTTCAGCACCAGCATAACGACTTTCTATTCCTTGAAGGATTTGATTCTGTTCGTTCTGTGAATCAGGAGCAGGAACATTAAAGTGAACCCATAATGATGGGTTAAGTCCATTCTGAATATGGCTTAAATTATAAACAGTAATTTCGTGGTTCAATCTTACATCGTTGATTACTGATAACCAATCAGGAACTCCATAATAATCATAACCTGATTGATAATTCTTAATATGAATAATCTGTCTGTCTGTAAAGTTTAATGGGTTGAACTCACTGAACTCAACCATACCTGCTTTTCTCCAATTTGCCCAGTCACGACAATAAAGATATTTGGTAACATCACCACCCATTTCTTCGGGTTTGTGTAACCTGATATATCTTGATGGGATTAAATACATACCTGCTAATCCTTGGCTTCTATCCTGTTTCCACACTACTTCCAAAAACACATTTCCAGTCGTTATAAACTCATAGAATATTTTCTTGGATATATCGTTAAGATTTTCTTTTAAGTTAATCTTATAGTCCGTAATGTATCCCATACCAACAGCATTATCTACCTTGCTTCTAACACAAGCGTTTTGTATTGGTGAGGCATCGTTTAATAGATATAATTCATTAACGAATTGGTTATCCATACCCCAACTAATAAATGGCACATTCTTACTTATCACCTCACTAAAAGATGATAATGTTGCTTTGTTGAATTTTAAGTTTTCTATTTTAATCATTATCCGTTGTATACTTTAAATATATTTGTGTTTCCGCTATATGAAACTATTTCATTTTGTGGTGAACCAGAGTAATTTACTGTTGCTGTTCCTTCATATACCACATCATAAGACAACATAGGGTTTAAGTTTGTAGTAGAACACTGCTCATATATCTTAACAAAATACTGACCAGGAATCAAGTGTATATTTACCGTGTTAGCAGATGTTGATGCTGTAAATACTTCAGGTGAGGTATCTATAACATTCATTGTAAATAAATCATATGAAGGAGCATAATCAACTGAAGGGACAATTCTAAATGGAATAAACTTCCAATTCTCCTTTGTTAATTTGTGCGTCATTGACCACAAGTAAGTAACATTACCTGTTAGGGTTTTGTTTCTTGAACAAGTGGCAACCACCTCATTAAATGTTCCTGACTCTATCTGAACCATATTATTTTATTTATATTTGTTAATAAAAGTTCCTACCTAATGATGTTTGGAATGTGTTTATAATAGTATCAAAAGTTGTAACTTGTGCTGGTGTTAAATACTTTGTTATAAAGAAACTTTGTATCCTTCCTGTAAAAGGATTATAAGCAGAATTATTTAAGTTAGCGGTAAATAGATAATTTGTTACGGTTGGTAATGCTACTGTTCCAATAGCACTTACAGCGGTAGAACTAACACCATTTCTTGCTAAATTCTTTAAGTTTGATGAATTAAATGTTCCTATCCAAGAACCTTGAGCAGAAGCAGTAGCAATCATACTAACAAAACTATTAGTATATCCATATACGGTCATATTATTACCTCCAACAAAATAATGGTTAATTACACGAACACCACCAGATGTGCTTATTGCTCCAAATGAATATGTTTCACCACCCATATTACCTGCGGTATGATATATTCCCCACGATGTATTTGTTGCTGATGCTTCTACACTTGGATTATAGTTTGTGTTTCCATAACCATTACTATTATTGGTTACACCAGAAGTATTAAATGTTAAGTTAGCAACATTACTCCAAGTAATATCAAATTGACTCTTTGTTCTTTTAGCGTTTAATGCTGTTGATGCCGCTGTTTGACCAACCATTAGATATAAAACATCAATATCATTATACAAACTATTTGATTTTAATTGAGTGAATAATGTATTGGTTGCCGCTGATATTGTAGGACTTAATGTTCCACCAGTAAGTAATACTGCTGATAAATAAGCCGCAGCATCAGCATCAAATGATGGAGTAGTTGTTGGAGTAGGGGTCGGTGTTTTAGTAGTTGTTGGTGTCGGTGTTACATAACCTGGACAATCAGGGTATGATATTGTTGCCGCACCAAAATCTCCAGTTGCTGAAGGTGGATATTGTTGTCCATTATAAGTAAATCCACCACTCCAAGAATCAGAACTAACAACACTATTTTGTCCTATACCACAAGTTTTTGCTCCGAACTGATTAGTTATAAACCACTGATTATTTAATTGACTATAAATAATTAATCCATATCCAGTTGTCTGAACCCAAGCAGTATAACTTACACCACTTAATGTAGAACAAGTTATATTAAAGATTGTTCCACCCGTTAAGTTATAATTAAGATAAGCAGGACCTCCATTATTAACTTGAATATATGTTCCACTAAAACCACTCATATCAGGTGCTCCGTCCCAAGCAACATTAAGTGTATCACATATAGGATTAGTTGGAGTCACAGTTGGAGTTACTGTTGGTGTCGGAGTATTAGTTGGGGTTTTTGTTGGTGTCGCTGTTTGTGTAGCAGTAACACTAGGTGTAGGTGTCTGTGTTGATGTTGGTGTAATACTTGGAGTAACAGTATTGGTAGGAGTAACAGTATTGGTAGGCGTAGTAGTAGGTGTTCCTGTTTGTGTAGGAGTAGCAGTTAAAGTTGTTGTAGGAGTATTAGTCGGAGTTACGGTCGGTGTAGTCGTTTGAGTATTGGTAGGCGTAACCGTTGGAGTTCCAGTATTAGTAGGAGTAGCAGTTATTGTTGTCGTAGGCGTATTTGTAGGGGTGCTGGTTGGGGTTTCTGTTTGAGTTTGGGTAGGAGTCACACTTGGAGTAATACTCGGTGTAGGGGTCGGTGTTGGCGTAATACAATTTGTTGAACAAGGACCATAAGGTCCAGCAATACCATCTTTGGCAAATCTATTATCATAACAGATAGATAAACCCATAGTAGTTCCTGATACATAAGTTCCACAACAATCAGTATAAAACCATAATGTAAAATCTGTAAGACCAGACATACAATAGTTCGGCGTAGGAGTAGGACTTGGAAATGGAATAAATTCTAATACGATATCATCTATGGCTCTTTGTTCCCCTAAATAATAACTAAACTTTTTTCTATAAAATACTTCAGGCATTTATTATCGTCTCTACTTTTTTTATGTATTCATTTATATCAACATCACAAGTTGTTGGAAATATAAACTCTTTTGTTCTTGTTATTCTTTTTTGGTCCTTATGATAAATAACATTTAATGTAATAACACAACTGATAAGGTTTAATAAAACACTTTCAACATAATATTCATCAAAGGCAATCCCATCAACCAAATACATATTAGTTTATTGGTTCAAATGGTGGTCTTTCAGGGGCACACCAATCAATTAATGGCATAGATTTAATCCATTCGTGTTCAGGATAAATTGAACTTTCAACTTCTTCTGTTGATATAATCCAATTATTATTACAATCTAATACTGGATTAAAATACCAATTTGGTTGAACTAATTGTCCAACTAAACTATTTTTTTCTGGTTCTGTTAATAATACTACTTTCATATCTTTTTAATATACATTTCTTCCTAATGATGTTTGGAATGTGTTTATAATTGTTGATAATGCCACGGCTTCAGTATCGTTAAATCCTTTTCCTATAATATCAAATTGATGTCTTCTTGAGCTATATTGAACTAATGTTGCTCCATCAACAGGGAATTGGAACTTATCCGATGGTAATGTGCTAGTATTAGTAGCAGTTTTTGTTGATAATTTAACTCCTTTATTCCAAACATTAAATACAGTTGATGATGTTCTATTATTTCCAAAGAATCCTAATGCTGTTGGAATTGTCGCAGAAGGTATAATGATTCTACTAGTGCTATTACAATTATCAAAATAAGTGCCCGTATCACCCGCTGTATTAGTTCCACCAACCATAGTTAATAATTTATTAGTGGCACTATAATCATTTGTTCCAATTTCAGCCTGATATGCTATTACTGCCGGATTAGTTCCTACATAAGTCCACATACTATTATCGTTTAATGTTACACCTGTATTAGCAAACATATTATTTGTTGCCCAACCTGATGTTCCATTAGGTGTAGCACCTGATGCGTTAAAAGTCCAACCACCATTATAAGTCATATTATATGCTGTTTGTAATTTTCCTTCAATAAGACAAGAAGCAGCAACACCTCCAATATATGGATACATCGTAATAATTTTATCATATAAACCATTACTAACTAATGATGTAAATAATGTTACAGTCGCTGCTGAAACAGTAGATGTTACACCAGTTCCTCCAGCAGCAACAACAGCAGATAAATAAGCATTTGCTTCAGTTGTTCCACTTGGTAATGGTGTAGAACTTGGTGTTGGAGTATTTGTTGGAGTAACAGTAGGTGTCGGTGTTAATGTATTCGTTGGAGTTACAGTAGTAGTGGGTGTAATACTAGGAGTTGGAGTATTTGTATTTGTTGGTGTAGGACTTGGAACAATAGGTTCTTCTTGTGGGACATTCATTATTACTTGCCACACATTACCCTTATGTAGTTTTTCACCCAAAGGTTTCATCAATTCTTCAATAGATTGATTGATTGGTTGTCTTTTAGCAGGACTACCAGGTCTCCAATTTTTACCTCCCCATTTAATCATATAATACTTTTTTTTGGCTAATAAAAGGGGAGCATTTAACTCCCCCTTTAAGTTTAATTATTAAGATTGGAATGTAAAACCACCCGCAGTGAATACCGCTGCGATAGTAGTAGTTACATCTACTTCTCTAATTGATGTAGGTTCACCACCAGAAATAGTAAGAGCAGATGCTCCATTTAAATCTGTGTAAGCCATACCAGTTTGTAATGAACTAGCAGAAACAATTCCTCCATTATCAAGGAACACTAACCAGTAACGGTTGTTGTTGTCTTCTACTAAAGCATATACTTCGTTTTGTGAAACTAAATCCACCACAACATCTCGTAATGTTGTGTCTAATTTCGGTAAGTTCAGAACCAATTCAGGTTGGAATGTTACCGACTGTGATGTAGTATTTACACCCAAGTTTTCTGTTAATGAAGCAGATTGCTTTGGTAATTGGAATTGAAACCAAGTTCCAGTTCCACCAATAGCAGTTACCATTCCATTTGATGTAGTATAACCAGTGATTTCACTTCCAACTCCTCCCAAGAACCAAGCAGTTTTTAAACCACCTGTAGAACTTGTTCTACAATCTAAAGTGTATCCGGTTTGAATATAACAAGATGCCATAATATATTTTTATTTTAATTTTATTTTTTTATGTGCCTTACGACACTATTGATTACTTACAAAGACAGAAAGATGCCACATCAAAAATACCTAAACCATAAGTAACATGCGCTTGAATTTTAACGATGTCTTCAAATGGGTCATAGATAGATTTAACGGTCATAATTTCGCTGTTCATACCAACCATATAATAGCCAGCAGGTCCAGCATAATATGCTGAAACACCATCAAGACCAACTGTAGGAATTACTCTTACATTTGAACCTGGTAACATTAATGACCATTCTTCACCACTAGTAGAACCAGCACTATCTAATGTAAATAAATTCACGAATGAACTATTTCTCATAGAAGCAACAAGTGCTCTGTAGTTAGCGTAAGAACAGAAGATAACTAAATCGTCTCTGTGTAATACATTCGCAGGAATGCTTTGGTAGATAGCAGAAAATACATCTAAACCGTTTGATGCTGTTGAAGCAGTGTAAGCGATTTGAGTAGCACCATTACCTGATGTAATTAATTGACCAACACCAGCGAAACAAGCCGAACCATAAGTTCCACCAGTTGTAGTAGTGTTATTCCATAATTGTTTTTCTACTTGATTAGCAATTCTATTTGAAATATCTGTTAAGATTACTTCTTCAAATGGAACACTTTCTTGAAAGTTAGCATTAGTTAATGACTGACTCAAGTATGTATCGTAAAGTGAGTAAGGACATAATTGTTGATTCACTTTTTTATTACATAAGTCAACGGTAACCAAGTTCTGAACTGTATCACCTGTTGGGTCAAATCCACAAGATAAATCCTGTAAGATAACATCGTTTGTTACAAAACCTACTTTTTCAGTTGTTCCTTTTAAGTTAGGTCTGATTGTAGCATATTTAGGTAATGTTAATCCTAAAATTGCCTTGATTAACATATCCGAACCATATGAGTTATATGTAGGAAGGTTTGTTAAATCGTAATTGAATGAAAACTTTTTCTTTTCCATAATGTTTATTAATTTTTGTTTTTTTTATTGTTTATTTTCTTAATGATTTAATAAGTTCTAACTTATAATCTTCAAAAGTTTCAGTCATAGTTTTCTTTTCAATTACAGAAAACTTTTCTGGTGATTTCTTAAAACTATTGAAATCATTTTTTAATGCTAATAAATCAGCACTCATTTTTCCTTTCATTGATTCCATTTCCGATTTCATTTTCGTCATTTCCTCAATCATTGGACCTAGTAATCCTAATAATCTGTCTAGTCCATCGTTTTCACTTTCAACTCCTGATGCTGGCTCTTCAGTAATTCCTGATTCAGGACTACCTACTTCTGCCATTTCTTCAGCACTTGATTCAACAGCATCTTCTGCGATGGTGTCACCTGATTCAATTGCGATAATCACTGATTCAGCATCAACGGTTACCTTAAGATTTTCACGAGTTATATGCGAACCAGCGGGTGCCGGTGTAAGTGTTGATTCACCTACAACATACAATACTTGACCAATTTTCAAATCTTCGTCTAGGTTATTAGTTACTTCAGTTCCATCTTCTAATTTTGTTGTATAGAATTTTTCAGCCTTGAATGTAAATTTTAACAATTCTGCGATTTTATCAATTGCTTGTTTTGCGTTCATAATTTAAATTATTTAAATTTATTGTTTATGTATAATAAATATACTTTTGTTTTGTTGTGATATAAAAACACAACTATTTTACTTGGTTCAATATGTTAATAATATCATCAAGTATAATGTCTTCTTGTGTAAAATCTTGTTTGTAGAACTTTAATAAGAACTCACCCTCCACACTGGCACCTTTAACTTTTCCTGACTTAATATAATCATTCCAAATCAT